AGCTGCAATACAGCAGATTCTACCAGCAAGGAAAGGATTACAAGTCTGTCCCATACCCGGGGAATAGCAGGCGTTATAATGTTTTGCGATTAAATCCGTTTGACGGACCAAAGTCGTTGTGTCACAGTGTTAGAAGTAATTCAAAACACGGGTCACCCGTGGAATGGATTCTAACACTCATCGCATTATCACAATGAAAGATGAGTTTTAGAGAAATTGCCACGAGAATGGAAGACAGTAATAATAATGAGGCTGTGCTTCGCCCTACGGGGAAAAGTTACTCATTAGACGCTCAGGGAGTGTCACCACCGAGTGGAGGGCCGATGCCCACTCAAAACCCAAGTTCTGCCAGCAGACTGATGTCTGCAACTGCTGCACAATTTTTAGCCGATGCGGATGCATGCGGTGCAGAACTTGATGAATCCATGCGTCATTTCGTATGGAGCCAGATGAATTATATTGGGCCAGAACCACTAGCGTCCATCGATGATACATCAAAACTCTCTCAACCGTTGAATGAGAAGGTTGGGAGGCGAGCGCGACAGCCCAAACGCACTCGCAAAAAGCAGAAGAAAGATCGACAAAGACATCAAATTTGGAAGCAGACTGAGCAAAAACAACCAGCTGCACCTATGTCCCAGGATATCAAGCGTGTCTTCGAGACCACACGAATAGAATCGATCATGGAGAATGACGTGTTTTTGCAGCCCGAAGGGGGCATTGATTTTTGCAAGGACATGGTCAAGCGGCAAATCATGCGGCAAGTTGGAGCTTCACTCAAAGCTCAAGTGCCTGATTTGGTGCTAGAAATCTCCCAGATAGCTGCAACCATCAATTTGGTTATGTCTTCTGACACCTGGAGACGAGCCATGCAGATCATGTACATCTACCTATGTCCGCGTTTAAAAAATAATAAGACAGTGCTTAAGGAGGTTACGGTTTTTCTAAAGGGTATCCTTGGGGATGCATTTTTGCGCAAAGAAGCTGCCCTATCCATGGAAGAAAACAAAGATGAAGAGGAACCAAAATCTGCATTTGAATGGTTGCTGTTTATGAAAAATCTGCGATCAAATTGGGGGAATGCAAAAACTCACCCGCTCTTTTCAAATTTCACAAAATTGGTGTCTGTACTTTGTTACACTGGAATCGTGAAAATTGACGAAGACGCATGGACTGCCACAGTCGCTGATGCAGTCATGCCTGGTGTTTTGGGTTTGTGTAAGAGCTCCTCTTCATTATTGGATGCCATCTTGGATGTTATTGAATATGTTGCACAAGCTGCGGCAATATACATAGACACCGGAGATTTGCAGGCTGCTATTGCGGACAAGGACAATGGAGGTCTGGCTTATGAGATAGCTAGGATAACATCCAATCACACTAAATTTCTTGTTGGTCTGCTTAGCCAAGGTGAAGAACCGGTTACAGATGATCAGCACTATAATGATGTGATGGATATGGTGACGCGTCTGTCACGTTTGATCAATAACTCCAGAAATCCTGTCCAATCAAATTTGTATGCAACTCAGCTTATCAAAATTGAAGCCATGAGGTTGGAGGTTCACTCCCAGTTGGAGCGTTCCCCATCCCGAGTCCAACCATGGGCGTGCTATCTGAATGGACCACCTGGGGGTGGAAAATCTACATTGATGGGCATTCTCGCTCGAGCGTGTATCAATTCTATTGAAGGGAAAGAATTCGATGAGCGCAAAGTGTATGATAGAAACTCCACAGACGCATTTTGGTCGAAGGCGAAATCTGACCAGGATGTTTGTTGTTTCAATGATGTTGGTGCATCCAAGGATGAAGCGGTCTTGCGTAGGCAATATGAGGAAATGTTAAGAGTAACAGATGTTGCTCGTTACTATCCTCCCATGCCTCAGGCTGCAGAGAAAGGTCTTGTTGACTGGAATGGTTTGATAACCTTGTGTTCTGGCAATGGCTTATTCCCCCACCTTGGCCAGTGTGTGAACGACATAGGCGCTTTCACTCGTCGATATCGTTTGGCACCTTTCGTTGAGCCCAAGAAGGAGTTTTGTTCCGTCAACTCAAACGGACAAATATATCTAGATTCTGGTAAAATAGAAGCTGCACGAGAGAAGGGCATTTTGACAGGCCCTTTCGATGAGACTGCTGATATTTACATGTTTGAAACGCGCCCTGGTAAGGTTGGAGTTGAATCTGTCCCAATACAGATTTATGGGCAGCACCACATGACAGTAACTGAATTCATCACGTTCATGGTTCAAGATTTCAAAGAGCACTATTCTGGACAATTGAGGAAAATGAAGTCGATGGAGGCTAAATCTCACATCCCATTCGATGCTATGAGCGAGTACGTCAAGATAGTCGATACCATCCCCTTGGAGCAGAGGTCCACCCAGTGTGAGAATAGATTCATTTCTAATTCTCCTGCGCTGGAGCGAATGAATGAGTTGCAACAAACAGCATACGATTCGGAAGCCAACCGACAGCGAAGAAATCGTGGGAAACCCGGGCGAAATCATGCGGCAGTTCCGTATGACCAAACTCTAGAGGAGCTGGCTGCACAAGATCAATATG